TACCATTCTGCATATGGATATAGTTCTGCAGAAGACGTAACAGATGTTAATGCCGTAGTCTGATAATTGAAACTAGCAGTTGCTGCAAAATTGATATGTCCTTTTGGCGGCGAAGCTGCAGAATCATTAAGTGTTACTAGACCAAATGTGTCGCTATCGAATTGTGTGTCTGCTGCAAATTCGAATTTCCATTGTGCGAATACCCCAAAGCCGCCGCTATAAGTTCCACTTCGTTCTAAAGCCTCTAACAAACTACCAGTGGTCAAAGACCCTGTTAACAACATATCGATTGGCGTTGAGTTATACGTTCCGGTTCCTGGAAAAGCAGCTTGACCTGTCCAAACCGGTATAGACCCAGTTGAGAATGAAAGTGACGCACCGAGGCTGGCAGTTCCTATAAATAAAGATGCTGTAACAGAAGCAATTTGTGTTTCACTTCCTTCTGGGAGTAATCTCAATGGTAACCATAATGGACCAGGATACGCGTCGATTTCCTCAACTTGTAGCGTTTCCCAACGTTTCAATCCTTCATATAAATCGCCCCAAAGTGTTGATCCGCCACTAGCAGTAGGATGTCCCGAACCACTATTAATTAATTCATATATATCGACGGTTTCTGAACTTATGCTATCACCTGATGCAGGTAACTGAATTTCAAAAAGATATCCCGATCCTGGAGCCTGGACATTGCTGAATCCACTTACGTTACTTGAGCTTAGTATAAAAGCATCAGTAACTGGGTGCGTTAACAAATACGCATTACTCCCTGAGTCTGGAGCATTATAATCATGATACCATGTATCTATTCTATAAATAGAACTAGTCGAAAATGTAAATTCGGTAGAATTAGAACCTGTATGTGCAACACCTTCAAATACTACATCAGACCCAGAATCAGCTACAGATGACGTGCTTGTTAAAACTGCAGTTTCATTATACAATGATTTGCGGTATTCGGTATATGATAGTGTTTCTCGATCAGTAGATCTTGTGCTACTAGAAATATCCGGCATTAATGCTTCACTCATCCAATATGGTGTTACACCCGCAATATATTCAGTACCAGTCCAATATAAATAATCTCTAGAATAAATTGTACCATCATATTTCTCTGCCGCACTTCTTGTTACAAAGCCTTGTATTTGGTCATCATCTTGTGCAGTAATTGTAGCAATTGCCCCATCTACTGATCCTAAATAGGTATCATAAGTTGGATCAAATATTAATGTTTGTTGTACATCAATATCAGTATTATATGAATCTAACGTTCTACTAGGCCTAGGTAATACTGAATCTTTATTTCGTTCTAATATATTTGGTTGTACTAATACACCAGTAACTTTATCAACACGTGCTGGAAGTAATTGTTCTAATTGATTAAAAAATGATAAATCAAACAATGAAAATATTTTTATGTAAGCATTAATATCATTTTTAGTATCATACTTTTTCCAATAATCTCTTGCAGCGCGTATTAAATCTGGGTATGAACGCTCATATTGCTGGCCAGGATCTCCAATATATGAATCTAATTCAGTAAATCCAAGTTGTGCAATGATATCATCATTTATCATTGTTTGTGGAGAAAAATATACTCCCAATTTTTTACTATCTAACGGTGCTTTATCAAATTGACTACGTTCTGCCCGCGTTTTAACATCTAACGTACCAACTAATTCATTATCTTCTAATCTAATTTTATTATCATCAAATGTACCGGCAGCTAAAGATATTCCATCAAAATAATATGTTTCTTCAATTGAATCATATGGCTCTGCATTTGTCCATGATGCAAATGAAGATGAAATTGTTGATGATAATGGTTGAACTCCTGATAAACTTGATGTTGCAGAATGATCTATTTTTTGTGTTAGTGGTAATCTATAAACTAATTCATCATATGCACTTACATTTCCATCATATGCTGATGGAGCTTTTGTATGATTATCTAATGCCGAATCGCCTAAACTACTAGTCCATATTCTTAATTCTTGCAACTGTCCTTGTAATCTTGAAGCGCTGCTTGAACCACCTAATGTAATAGATCCAGCTACTGGGAAAGTTGCAATAGATGATGATGCTGCAACAGTAGCAACAATTTTTCCATATTTTGATTTCTTAGCAACTAATTCTAATTCACTTCCAGATGTTCTTAATAATGCAGTAATCCAACCACCATCAAAACATTCAAAATCAGCCGAACTAGTTCCATTCAATTGAATAGTACCTAATGTACCTCTTGTAAAATCTAATGTAACATCGTTTGAGCCTACTGAAAATAAATTCATTGTGCTAGGCATAGATGGGTTTGTTAATACATTATCCGTTCTAAAACGAACCTCTACAGCACCAATACTTTGTGAATAATTAGTAACAACAGTACCAGCTGCATTTCGAATTAAATCTAAAGCATAATCAAAATTTAATTTTTCATATACTGGAGGTCTTTCAATTCTTGGGCCGCCATACTCTTGTATTGTTATCATACTTTGCGGAATACCATAACATGATAATAAAGCTTTTATACTTCGTTTAGTTCCTTTTGATTTTAATAGTCCTGGCAAGTTGTTAACAATGCGACGCCATATGTGGTACGTCATATCCTTGCCTGGTAATGATGCATCACCTACCGTATTAGAACCAGTAATAGGAACACCTGAATCATTGGTTCCTAAAACATACTCCCAAAGATCTTTATATTGATTACCATCAGTTAACGACCAACCAAATTGTTTAGCAACAGAATATAATAATTCATTCGGAACACCATATTTTGGATGTTCATCTCTAGAATGAATCTTAGACATATAATTGATATAAGTATATAATATGTCATAATGTTGACCTAACATATTAATAAATGTATCTAAACCTTCATTACCAGGCTGCGTACGTATAAATTCCGGAATTGCATATACTAATGCATTTTTATTAAATTTATCATATGTAGCTGCATTATCTAATAACGTTTCATACCAAGTAGTTACTTGAGATGATGATAACGGATATAATGTATATGTTCTTGTGTTATTAGATTTTGGCCATGGCGTTATGTAACTTCCTGTTATAAACGATACATTGGGATCTACTAAAGGAACAATATTAGAAAATTGTCCAGATGATGATTCATAGTATAAAAACTTTTCAAATGAATCAAATCCAGAAATTAATTTTGTTTTTCTATCAGAATATTCAACTACATTATTTTGACTACCAGATAATGAATTTAATAAAGATATTTGCGATTCATAATATTCTATTAATGAAATTTTATAATGAAAGTTTTTAACGCGTTCTGTAGCAGATCCGTAAAAAACAAAATTATTAAAATCTTCATAGTCAATATTTAAATCAATTCCTGATAAACTACCTGAGAATATTGAATCAACTATTTGTTGTGATGTAGAGACAGATGAACCTAGTAAATCGTTCCACGTTTTTAATCCAGTATCAGTTGATGTATCAAATTTAGATATAGCATCCCAATTCGGACCAGCAAGTTCTGTTAATGTAGAATCAAACACATCTGCTGGTTGTATAGAAACACGGTCAATAACCGGCGATTTAATTTCTTGTACAACCCAACATTTAAAGTTTTGTTGTATATCAGCTGGAAGTGGGTCTTTTAATTTTACATATAAATACTCACCAATAACAACACTATTTGTATACATTGCCGTTTTGTTACGGCCAAAATTTAACAAATATGTACTATATTTAGGTGTTGGTATTGTTACTAGAACCGATTCGGTAGCTGTAGTAACAGATATTATAATTTCTTCTGCTAATTGATTAACAGTTTGAATATAATTAGTAATTTGTTCTAAAAATTCATCATCTGTTGCATCAATTGCTTTTAATCGTATTTCAGTACGATCTGGAGATATTTCATCTATTCGTAGGTGCTGATTATCATAACTACCAATTAAATTTCTAAAAAAGTTAAATGCAACTCTATAATTACCTCTAGTTAAATTTAATTTATCAAATTCATTGTATAAATCAATACTAAGCGCTGCTCTTGGTAAACTAATAGTTTCATTTGTTATAGGATCAGTAACTGATGTTAATAGTTTTTCTGGTAGTTTAATATCTACCTTATGATTACCAGTAATCCACGTATCGCCAGAATAAACATGTAATTCAGTTCGATAATTTCCAGAAAATCCCCATTCAATTTTTGGTACTATATATTTAAATAATGAAATTTCTTCATCAGTAAATCTATTTGCAGTAATTGCTTTATTACTGCTCTGGATTTTATCGATATTTTTATATTGTGTTAGCATAATATGTTATACTGAGAAACTATTATTATATTCAAAATCTGGCTGAGAATTGTTTTTATTTTTTATTTCTAATTTAACTTTACCATCGTCATCTTTTGTTTTAGCTTTAACGGTAGTAATAGGACCTAATTTCACTCTTGTTTCTTCAATTCCAACAAAATCTTTTGCATCAGATCCGGTTCCAACTTCAATTATTAAATAATAATCATCTTCATATTTGTTAGTTGGAGATTGTATTTGAATAGTTCCAAATGTCACTGAAATAGTTTCCCCATTTTCATCTACACCACTTACTGTCTCTAAACCTTCTGTTAATCGTTTAAAGTTTTTATCTTTATTAGCTTGTTTTGCTTTATTATATAATTCTTTACCAGTTAAATTAGAATCTGAAGTACCTCTTACAAACAACGCGCGCAATCCATATGTATTTCCATCCGCATCTTGTCCGTCTTCATATTGTCCTGATAATTGATATGAAATAGTAACATAGTTTTTATCAGCTTTTAATCCGCCATTAGCAACCAATCCGATTAAAGCTCCTCCTACTATTGAAGCTGCTGGTGCTGCAGCTGCTACAGCGACTGGAAGTGCAAAAACCCCCGTGAGTGCTATACCCGCCGCGGTGCCCACTGCAGCCAACCCTATAGCAGCCCCTGCTGCAATTTTTTGTAATGTAGATTCACTTTCTCCTAAAAATTTATTATCTGGCCAATTGAATCCTGTACGTAATACTTGTTCGTCTGGTGTAATAGCCGTGGAGAGTTGGTTGGACGCGCGAATTATAGGATTAAACGATAAGTATATATTGTCAGTAACATTAATAACATCAAATCCATTTCTTTCGCCAGATGTACTTCCGCCGCCTTCTTGTGCTGCTTCTTGTGCTGCTTCTTGTGCTGCTTGTGCTGCTGCTAAAGCTTCTAATACCGCCTCTTGGTATGCTTTTAAATCATCATTGATTTCTAAATCAATTTCGGTAGTAGTAATTTGTGTAACTGGCGTTACAGTTATTGTAGGAGGAAATTTAAAATATCTAAATTGAGTATCAATAACATTATTTACTGATACTTGTTGCAATTGTTCATAATTTGGTTCAATATAATAACTTTGATTAGTTACAAATGCATCTACAGTATTTTCAATTAAAATAAATTCACCAGATTCATTTCGTTGATTTATTATACGTTGTCCAGGTCGTTGTCCAGGTAGCGTTGTTACATAACCACCATTCATGACATATTCTAAACCATTTTTTATATATTGTTGTATTGCTCTTTGTTGTTCAACAGAAACTGCACGTGCAGCTGGGTCCGCTAACGTAATATTTCCGTCTGATTCCAATTGCAAATTGTCTGATTGTAACTGATTTAGATTAGCGTCTGTAAGTTGCCCAACTCGATCTAATTTTCGTAAACTTAAAATTTTATTTTGATTACTCATTATCTAACTACTTTAAAATAATATTCATTATCAATATACTGCTCAGTGAATCCATCTACAATTTTTAATGCTATGCGATAATAACGCTCTGGCATCAATCCATTCATATCTAAATAAATGAAGTTGCTTGTAGTATCACAACTCACTTTAGTATAAATATTATCGAACGGAATTATTGTTTCATCTGTAGCAGCATCAATTATTGAATAATAAGTAGTTGATGGTAATCGTTTTATGGTTTGTAAAGGAAATAAATTTGTTGCTGATTTTTGCGGATATTTATCTCGTCCATAGAAGCGTATACGAGCTATTTCCGTGTCTTTATACGCATTTTTTAATTTTGGATATATGATATTCGATTCTAAATTTAATTCATCTAAAGTGCTAGAATACGCACTATCGTCCCAATACATGGTAAGTCTAGGAACATATATAGTATGTGTTTCTCTACTAAAGAATCTTACATATCCTGTAGTGGTTCCTGCTTGTTCATCTGCATCAGAAAATTTAAGTAAAAACCCATTATTATTAATAGTAACGCCGGCACTTCCGTTAATCCATAATTTTATTGCATCTGTTACATCCATGTTAATGTCAGTTGGACGATAGCTAAAAGCTTCAGACACTCCATCCGCACCTGGTTGCGTATAAAAACTTTGATCATATCTCGTTAAATCATAAACACCAGAGCCAGACTGATATATCCAACTTCCACCTAAACTACCAGTAATTTTTAAAGAAGGAGTTACATCGCCCGATGTCGTCCAAGATGAACCAGATACTGGATAATTCCATGAAACACCATCTGTAACAGAAGGAGATGAATTTTCAAATCCAGTGCCATTAATCCAAGAATCATAAGCTATTTTTGCATCAATTGTATAATTTGATGATAAATTTTTTGCGTGCGATGTATATAATTGCAATACAAATTTACATGAATTTAACGTAGTAGAATATTTTGTTAATGTATCTGAAATTTCAGACATATCAAATTTAATCAACGATCTAGATCGTACATATGCATCACCTGATGTATTTAATCGTTTTCCTACTTCTAATATTTCATCAATACCAGTATTTAATGTAGGTACTGTTTCATATAATGTAGCATCTTTTTCTGCATAAAATATTCTGAACATAAGTTATATCCTTACTATTATTTAATATAAATATTTGTTAGTAAGATACTACTCGTCCTCGTATGTCTTTATTTGGAAATTTAACTTCAAATATTGATGGATCTAACGACGGATATATGATTCCATTTTTTGTTGCGGTTTGTAAATTATAGATATTTCCAGAATAGTTTGTTGAAGTATCATATAAATTTGTAAATTTTAAATCTAATACTGATTGCACTCCTTTAACATTAGCTATTGAATTTAAAACATCACTTTTTATGATAGTTTGATTAATTTGCCAACGAGAAATATCAAAATATTCTTTTAAACGACTGACACATTTTAGAAGAACTTCATTACTATTATAATTTGATAATACAGTAATTTCAAAATCAATACCAATATTAATTATAAATGCATTTTTAATATTTATAGCATCCGTCATCATACGATATTGATCTAAATATGTTTTTAAATTTTCTTTAACTGCAGGATTAAGATCAATTAATTGTTTAGACGAATTATATCCTAAAACATACATATTCATAGCTAATGGATTTTTTACTCTACGTTCTTCTGCTTCTTCTTGTGCAATTTGATCGTCGGGTACAATATATGCTTTTGCGACACTACCAAAACGAGCTGGCATAGAATATGCTCGTACAATATAATCTTCTCTAGTAACTAAACGATTTTGTGTTGCAAAATTAGCTAATGCATTATTTTTTATTTCATTTAATGAGTCTCTTGTTTTGCCTCCGCGTGCTGGAACTGGATTATTAACTGCAACCGAATTTTTAACAAAACTAATTACGCCGCTAGTTAACGTTGTGTTTACATCATCGTCATATTGTACATTATCTACTCTTGTAATAGTATCTGCATCAACATTATCTTGCAATCCTTTTCCTGTTGTATATGTTACTGTTAACGTAGTATTCGCCGGAGCTTGGCCGTAGGCTCTCGTATATAAAAAGTTTGATGGATCAATATCAATATCTACAGCACGTCTAAATCCAGCTAATCCATTTCCTACATTATCTGGGTTCGGAATAATTTCTTCATCGTTATTATCAGAAACACCTGCTCCAAATTGCAATTCATATCTATTATCTGCTCGCAATCTAGAAACAAATCGTTTTGAAGATTTTCTAAGTTTTAAAAGAGAAGGAACAGAAGAACGATATTGTACAAAATCTGGATCATTTTCTAATAAATTTGGCACAGTTTGAAACACAGTATCCTGAGCTAAATATGGAACTTGATACCAATTATCTCCATCTGATTCTTCTACTGAAATAATATCAATGATATCCGTATCAGGAAGTACTATCTTATCATATGGTTTTGGTGTAGTAAATGTAAATGTAGAAGTCTTAACAGTACCAGAAATTGCATTAACTGATTTCTTTAGCAAAAAGTATGTTGGCTGTTTTGTTGCATTATCATATTCATATACTGTAACTTCCGTTGGATTAAATGATGAAGAAAATCCAAAATCAACTGCATCTGTTGTTCTAAACCCAATACCTTGTTCGGTACTAACACGCATTGCAGTTTTAATAGATAATGCATAACGATAATCTGGACCTACTGCATCACCAGAACCAACTGCAGGTACTAATTGAAATACATCTAATGTTGTTCTAGATGCAATGTAATTATTAACATTATATCCTAATGTATATGCTAAATCTTGTACATTGGATTTTTCTGTAGCATGTTGTAATAATGATTCTTTAAGATTAGTATCACTATAATATGACAATACATCACCTACATATGATGCTAATTCTAATAACATCATACCTGGGGATGATTCGTTAAAGTCTTGATATGTATCAGGAAAATATTGTTTAGTAAAGTCAATTAAGTTTTTTCTAAATTGACCAAAATCTTTTCCTAAATAATTTATATCCTTTTTAACATTGCTCATTGTTGTTCCTTATCATACTGCTAATTCAGCATTTGAAACAGAAAAGTTTCCGCTTTCATTTACAAATACAGAAATTGTTCTATTTATCTGTTCTACATTAACATTAAATGTAATTTTAATTTTAATTTGATTATTTAACGTTGGGTCTGTTTCATTTGTTAAAACTTCAATTGATGCTATGTTAACTTGAGGTAACCATTTTGCTACTGCAGTTTGTATTGATTCAACAATAAAATCTTTAATATTATCATCATTAGGTTCAAAAATAGCTTCATACAATGTAGTTCCAAAATCTGGCTGCATTGTTCGTTCACCTAATTTTGTTAATAACAATGTTTTTAAATTTGATATTGTAGCTTCTGCAGTTGTTACAGTTGATGATACTAGTTTAGTTTTATTAAATTCTAAAGAAATTCCTAATTTAGAATTTTCATTTCTATTATCATACTGTATAATATCAAATGGCATTTACTTAACCTCTACCTTTTTTCTTATCCATAGCTTTCATTAAAGCTGAATAATCACGTGTCATTGCTTTTGCAACTACTGGGTCTACTTGTATAGATTTACCAGTGTCTGGGTCTGCCATTACTTGTGGTGCAGATATTCCCATCATTTGCGAACGCATCTTTTCTCGTACATGGCCAAAACTTTGAGCATTCGCTGATGTCATCATAATATCTTCATTTAATGGTTGATTCATTGATGAAGCATATGGGTTCTGTTCTTTTAGTGAATCTGTTTCATTTAGAATATCAGCAAACCCAGTTTTACTAAATTTAACTGTTTTTCTTTTGTTTGGTCCTGCAGGTGTTGATTCATTCCAAATTTGTTGATGTTGTTCTAAAGATGATTTACTATTTGTTTCTTTAGTTTTTATTTCATTAATTGTTGGGTGTAACCCTTCTTTTAAGATTTCAGTAAGTTCTTCTTTAATAACAGAACGTACCTCTTCTCGTACTACTTGTTTTAAAACTTTAACTAATGTTTTTGCATCCATAGTTTCTTCTTTTTTAATAAATATTTGTATGTTATTTTTTGTATGTTATATTGATTCTAATCCAATGAATTGCCAAAAGGCATTCGTTTCGGTAGTATTCCATTCAAATCTATATTGGGAGCCGGACGGTGCTGCTGTTCCTTGATAATTAAGTAAAAATCTAGTTTCGCCCAATGATGCCCCTTCTACACCAAATGGTTCTACGTCAATAATTATTTCAGTACTGGTATCTGGAACAGCCGGCGGTGCACTATCAGTAGCTACCGGATCAGCAACAGTAACATCAAAACTAAAGTTTTCCACATCATAATTCAATGCACTGTCTGTCCAACTTGTTCTTGTTAATTTTGGTCCAAAAATTTCATCGTTAGAAAGATTAATATAATAATCACCTTGTTTACCTAATCCTGTGTCAGGTTCTCCAACACCAGAATATACTTTACTAGGAGCTTCTTCAATTGACGTTAAAAAGTCTTGTTGTTGTTTTACCATTTCATCTGCTAAATTTAATAATTCATTATTTAATAAACCATTTGCATTCATTTCATTAGCAGTATTTTCATCAACTGGTATTGCACCGCAAATTGGAGATAATTTTGCAGCAATATCACCTAATTTTGATTGTAATGGACTTAATGATGATTCTAATTGTAGTGGTATATTTTTTAGTTGTTCTGCTGCAATTGTCGCATTAGCAATAGTCATATTTTGTACAATTACTAATTCTGCTGCAATAACAGCAGGGGCAGTTACTGGGTTTAGTAATTGTGCTGCTTTCAATGCTTTTGCTGTAGTTACTACAATATTGATTGCAGTAATTATAGTTTGAATTAATGGTAATAACTGTTGAATTCTAGCAATAATTGCTTGAGCATCTTGCATAGATTTTAAAGCTGCTTGTACTTTAGGGTCATTACAATCACATCTATCTGGTAATTGTATAGCTTTTTCTGCAGCATCTAATATCTGCGTTGCTAAATCTGAAATTAGTTTATTAACTTGTGTAATGATAATATTAACTAATTTTGCCGGTATAGCTGGTACTTTATCTAATGGTGCTGAAACTGGCATAACTTATTCCTTATCTATATAAAATTTTTTACTATTTAATTGTCGCAATAATGATTGTGCGGCTGCTAATGATCCTTGCCCGGGTGTTGGTGTTGAATAAATACCAGCTGGCCCAATTACGCCTGCATTTATTGCAGTTATGATTTGTGTTAATATCTGTTCTAATATATCTCCTTTTGGAATTGGAGATGATGCATTTTCACTACCAATTAACATTTCATTTGTATTTATTGATAATCGTTTTTTAGCATCTATAACAACTGGGCCTACTTTTGATTGTAGAATCATTTTATCAGCTGAACCAATGAATTCAGAACCGTTTGATGAATTACTTTTTGATAATTCTTTTAAAAGTTGATATGAATCAGATAAATCTTGAGTACTAGTTAAATGTAATGATGATGCCATTGATTTAATTTCTTCAACGTATAAATCATTCTGCGCAGATTCTTTATCTACTGATAAAATTATTATAGGATCATTTTCTTTACCTTGACCCGTTTTCCATATGGTTGGCTTTGCATTAGTAGGCGTTTCATCAATTGACCTACCCAAACGTATACGATTACCAAATCTACCCTCAATTAATAAGTCCCCTTGATATGGCTGTAATATTTTAATAGTCTTTTCAGAGTTTGGATCAGCAGTAGAATTTACATTTAATTTATTATTATTAACGCCGGTATCTTGTACGGGTAAAGCTGGAAGATAATTCCATTTTAAACGATACCTATCATTTGAAGTTTCTTTAGTAATAGTTTTAAATATAATTACGTGTTCTCCAATTAATGGTATTTGTTTAATTGAATTATTTGCAGGAGATGCAATATCTTTAAATGGTTGTGTTCCATATGTTCTGAATTCTATATCATATGGTGTTTTCAGCTGTTTTTTACCCTCATTATCTGGGTATTTAAATGTATACTCATCAAATCCAATTACTTCTGCAAAAAAATATTCTATTGAACTATTAGAAATTGCCACGTTTATTCCTTATTAAGTTTTTCTGTTACATCAGCAATTTTTTGTTTAAGAACACGATCTTCATTTTCAAGACGTTCTACTTCTTCCGTTAATTCATTTTCAAATGTTTCATTTGCTACCGCAAGAAGTTGTTTTTTCTCATCTTCTGAAAGCAATGAACCTTCTCCGGCAATAGTTTGTTTTGTAGAAATAAAACGTTGAACTATTGCAGTTAATTTAACGAGATGATCATCATTTTTAACTGCAATATCTAAATATTCTTTGATTAATGGAACTACAATTGTAGCGTCAGATGTAGTTTTAATTAGTGGTTGTAACTGAGATATAAGTTGATTGATCTGGCGATCTTTTTTCTTACTATTATGATATACGTCAGACATCAGGTCAGAAAATGATACCCCTTTAAATAATTCTTCCGTATTTTCCATGAAACCGTCCTTTAAAATAAATATTAGAACGGCAGAATCATGAAATTATTAGTTTCATATTCTTTGAATTTGTCTTGATATATTTGTTTTAATACTTTTACAACTCTAGTAATGTTGTTAGTTTCTAAACCAGTACGTTCTCTTATAAAGATATAAAGAGCCTTTTTATTGAATTGCTCAATGTTTTCTCGATTTTCAAATAAGTGTAATACAGAGTCAGCAACATGGATATCGGCTGAATTTGAAAATATATGATTTAGATTATCGTAACAATAATCTACATATGCATTCATAAAATAACGAAGTGTTTCTGCCATTTCGTCATTATGCATTTCTATCAACACGTTGCGTTCTTCATCAACATTGAGTGGTTCTAGATTACTTTTAAGTTTTGCATAACCTTTTTGATTCTCAGCAATTAAATAGTTGAATGCAGTTCTTGTATAATATGAATATGCTTTCCCAGCATTTGGATTAAACTTACTTAGACGTTCTGTAAGATATGTTACTAGATCTGTCTGAAGGTCTTGAAATGATGAATCAATATAATCCGGCTTCATCTTGTTGATTAAATTTTCTGCCATTTTCATTAGTGCAGGAAATAAAAATCTTCTATATATGCGTTCCCGAAGCACAGGCTCTGGCTCAGAAAGATTATATGCAGTAACAGCAAGTTCTGTTATCTGAGTCCAATATCTATTACTCTTCTTCTTTTTGCGACCCATATGCTTCCTCGTGTAAATCGTCTATAACTTGTTTTAATAAAGCAAATGTTGTTCCGGCTTCGTCGTCTGATTCAAATGCTCCTTTAGAATCTATGCGTTGCATTTCGTCATATGATTGGCGCACTCTATCCAACAACATTGCGTATGTAAATTCTAATTGTTCTAAATATTCTCTGTCGTCAGCAACTACTCCTGCTAGAATATAAGCTCTATATCCTAAATATCCTGCAGCAGCTGCTAATAATATACTAGAAATAAGTAAAAATATATTCATATTTAATCTCCAAATGAACTAAAGATATCAGCAATACCCTTTCCTGAGTCAGGATTATTTTCAGCTAAATTCTTTACAGCCGTTGTTTTAGTTGCTTTAGCTTTTGGGGCTGACACTTTAGGTGTTTCGTTTTGTGAATTTCTCCATGTTTCATATTCAATTTGAGCTGCCATATGATCTGCATGATGAAGAATTAACGGTAAATTTGTTTTTAATTTTGCTTTAGCTGTCCTTGCAACGAAGTATGGTTTGTTACCATCATCATACATACCATCGTGAATTTTGATAGCTTGATATTCATTCCAAGACATATCAACACCGTATTGATGAAGCAAAAAGATTGATAAATCAGGAACCATCGTGAAAGGAATATTTTCGTTATGCTTATACATCCTTCCCATATTCTTTCGATGCCAATCAGATGTTTCAACTTGGTATACTTCATTGCCATCACCAGGAAATCCAGCTTTACCTAAATCATGATGTATTGCAGCAAACATTAACTCTTCAAAGGTATAGCCAGACATATCAGCACCTGCAGATTTCCACATATTATATTGTAACTCTGCACAACGCATTACATTTAATACGTGTGCAATATAACCACCAGCAAACGCATTGTGATAATGAGCAACAGAAGAAGCTGGCATCAACGCCATTCTGTTTTCAAACTCATCATACATTTTATTAAGTTGATTTTTACGTGTTGGAAACAATTCATTTACTTTAGAACGATATAGTTCCCAATTCGATTTTATTTGTTCTGCTGTTAAATTCATATGTAACTTATTTTATTATAATATAATGAAAAAAACGTTATCTTACAAATATTTTGTTTCTTTCTTCATTTGTTAAATTTAGTATATCAGATTCTGTATATCCTTCTGCACGCAAATGAGTACACTCCCAACATATTACTGATTTTGCATTTGCATCAACACGTTCTACTTTTTTGGAACACAAACGGCATTTTATCGTAATGAATCCGTCTTTTTTTACTTTTTTATCTGCCATAACTTAAGAAACTATTCGTGGAAATTTTTGTTTTGTTGTAGTTTTTTTCTGTGTTTTATCTTTTTCTGTCGATTCTTTTTTAGCTAAATTTTCTAAAAACTCTTTATCATCTGTAGTTAATTCTTCGTCTTTTAAATCATCGAGCCCATCATTAAGAGTTGAATCCCAATCATCATACAATCCATCTTCTTCATCTGCACGCATCATTTCAACGATAGCGTCACGTTGCTTTTGTTTTTCTGCTGCTTGTTTCAAATTATCATTTGGTTCTGGTGGATTGTCATTGGTATCCATGATTGTTTTTACGTCTTGTTCAGTCATATCTGTTTTTTTATTAGCAATTTGTGCTGCAATTAGTAAGGTTACTGCTAACGGGTCGAATACAAAAATAAAAATAAGAATAAACC